GTACATCGGTGTATGTTGTTGCAATCTCATAGGTGGCCCCTAAGTGCAGTACCAGCGATCCATCCATGGCAAAGAAGCGTAGCTTGTTGTTGGTGAATTCCACGATGTACCTGTTGTCATCACCACCATCGAAAAGCACGATGCGGGCCTTTGTGATGAGTGAGCCTATGCTTGCCAGGTATCGTGTGCCTGGTCGCTTTACCAGGGCACCATAGATTGTAGGCAGTACATTCTGACACAATCTGAGGCCGGTCTGGTACTTCACACTGTCCAGCCGGCCCTCAAGCATTGGGTCAATCTCCCCGCTTATGAAATTGTTCTGTAAAACAGAGTAGTCTGCCACGATGCTCCTCTCCTATGTCAAACAGGACGGTCAACGGCTCTCGTCGTACCATCCTATCGCGTTGTCTTCCTCATGCTGTGCGATTCCTTCCCGTGTCATGGCCATTGCATGGAGTTGCTGGAACTCGCTGTAGATCCTGTTGCTGATTGCATCGTTCTTGACCATCGGTATGCTGATGAGGTAGGCAAGCTGTCTCACCACCATGTCGCTCAGAAGCGGTGTCATGTCGCTGGGGAGCTTTGGGAGCGCCACATATGAGACGAATACCTCTGTTGCATTGGTGAGGATCTTCTTGTCCATGTATTCGTAGGCTTCCGAGACTTCCACACTCTTGATCAGCGCAAAGTCCTCAGGAAGTGGGTACTGGTATGTGTATCCATAGGCAGGAGACTCAGCAAGTGGTACAAGCTGTACGTATTTGGTTGCGTCTCTCCAGTGGTAAGCAGAGTAGACGGTCTCGATTGCCTGGGGGAGCAACTGTGAGCCATAATTGGCACCTGATGACCCTTCATCAAGGTTGCTGATCTGCGTGAGTCCAACCCTGGTAAGGGCTCGGTTCACGATGTCCACCCATTGCACATCATAGCTGATCGCTGCCATTGCTACTTATCCTTCTTTGCGGTCGTTGTTGTTGAAGTGGATGGAGCTTTCACAAGGTCCTTCCCGTCCTCTGTCGTGAAATACTTGGAAATTTCGTCTTCATGAAGCTGTTTCATGTCCTTCTGGTCAAGGTCGTACACCTTTCCCTCGTCGAAGCGTCTGAGTCTTGATGACTGGAAACAACTGGTCTTGCATCTGATTTTCATTCGTACGTTCTCCTTGTTCGGTAGTAAGATGGCGGCGGCCGGGCGAACCACAAGCCGCCGCCAAAACAGTTATAGGAGGTCAAATCCGGCTACATCTCACTTACCGAGCTCAATCCATGCATTCACTGTGGTTGCAGTGAATACCCCAGTGCTCGCTGGTGTTGCCCCAGCTCTCAGATACCTGCGATGCGATGAAGGCATCGGCATGGTTATCTGTGTGAGTGCCGAGGGTTTTGCGGTAAGTTTGCCGGTGGCAATGGTAGCCCAGGATAAACCGTCTGCACTGTCCTGCAGGAACGGTGTCATGCTGTCTGCTACAACGAAATCTGCAGCAGGCTGGAACACAATGTCGATGTTCCCATCATTGCCTGTGTTATGGGTTGCCGGCTCTCCCATGTCCAGATAATCAGCAGAGTATACTGGTGTGTCCTTGGTTGCGAGGCTCAGGGCCCCGAACATCAATAATTTATCTCGCATGTATTGCTCCTTCTTACGCGGTAAGCGCGCTTTCGGTGTCGAGGATGGTTTCAATCATCATGATTGGGATCCCTACAAGACGAACCACTGGACCGAAGCCCTCGATGTCCTGGAGGGAATAGGCTGCATTGCTCTTGTCGTAGGCCATGGTCTCGACGATTGCGTGTGCTGTCCTGTTCCCGAATCCAACTGCGTCACGTCCGACGTTCGGCAACTGGTTCTTCATCTTGATGAATTTTGCATGTGCGATGGAGGAACCTCCGCTCTCGATGTTTGCAAGACGGAGAAGAGCCTTCGGGTTCTTGATTTCCATGCCTGCATAGATCTCGTAGTGTCGTATCCAAGCCCAGAAATCACCATCGTCTGCAAGCGTGCGCACAAGGTGCCTGCCCCTGTCGTCGCTTGAGATGCCTGGCTGAGCGCCACTGGGATAACGGAAGTTGAAACCTCTCTCCCCAAGCTCCATGAGCCAGATGCTGGTAAGGTCTGAGCCACTTCCACCATTGTCGAAAGTGTACTGCTCGTCCAAGGCAGCCCTGCGCTCTGCAAAGCCCTTGAAACCCTCGATGGAGTTTGTCCCGTAGAAAAGCTCATACATCCAGTTCTTCATGACACCCTCAAGGTTGGCCACATCCTCAGAGTCTCGGACCTTGCCGGGCTCCTTGGCAGTCTTCAGGATGCTGTCGTCGACCCTGCTGTCTGCCTGGTAGGATGCGATTGCCTCGATGAAGGTATCCGCACTGGATGAGATGGACGGCACCGGCCCGTTGGCCTTTACAAATCCGCCATTTCCAAGCCGTACGGCCTGTGTGTACTTGTGAAAAGCACCATCACTGGAAGGGAACCAGGGTGCTACCTGAAGCAAGTCGTATTTCTTGGCAAGCTGGGTCAGGAACGACGCCTTGTCGGTATAGCCTTCTCTCTTGCTTGCCTCGACGATGTTCATCGCCTGTGTGCTAACGATCTTTGACATGTCTGATACCTCTCTGACATTTTATGTTTTGTTTGTAGCCGGCCTCCGTTCCCTCACCGCCAAGCCTTATGGTTCCCTACTCGGTACACCTTGGCTGTAAAGCAAGTCCCGTTGCTGCCTTTATCCGATTATCACGCCCCCTTGGAGGGCAATGCAACCAAGCGCGTTACGCTTGGGTCTGGTCCTTGATCTTGTATGCGTTCCTGAACTCGTCAGAGTACCAGGGAGTGCCATTGCTCTCAGCAGTTTCAGGCTCCTTGGGATCAGTATTTGGTTCTGCTGGATCCTGCTGCTTCTTCTTGGTGTCCTCAGGTTCTTCTATACCTGCCAGGATGTCGTCAAGTATTCCCATTGTATTTTCTCCTATTTCCCGTAGGCTTTCTGGAACTCATCGCTGTAGCTGGTCCCGAATTCGCCCTTAGAATCTTCACCTTTCCCGTTAGGTGTCCCGTGCACGAGGGTCCTTCCCCCACGTGCCTTTTCCTCTGCAGCTATCTTCAGCACAAAATCAGTGTTGTAGATCAGTCCTGAGTCCTTGTAGAGCTTGCCAAGACCGGTTCTCTGCATGTGCTGCTTGAAGAGGTTTGCAGATTCCTTCATGGCATCATCGCGCTCGCTCTTGACTTCGTAGGTCTTGTCCAGTGTTGCAGCAAGGCGTGCATCGAAGGTCTGCGCTGCCTGCTTCTGCTGGTTCTGGATTGCAGCCATGCCCTGTAGGTAGTTCCTGGCAAGCACGTGGTACATCTTCTGTGCCTGTGTCTTGGTGAGCCCTGCATCATGGAAGTCCTTGCGGAAGCGGTCAGCCATATCCTTTGGCAGTGCATCCGGGTCGATTCCCTTGACCTCAAGGTCGTATTCCTCAGCCTTCTCTGGAACTCCCAGCTTGGAAAGGAACGCCTTGATATCCTTCTCGTCTGCATCCTTTCCGGGGACCTGCAGGGAGCGCTCCAGCTTCTTGGATAGCTCAACGTAGTTGTCGGCAATGTCGTCCAGCTTCTGGTGCTTGTAGACGTATTTCTGGTAGTCCTCACTCTCACGTTTCTCAGGGGAGAGCTGGGAAGCATACTTGGGTAGCTCCGGCTTGGTACCTTCATTCGGCTTTGCATCGCCTGCTGGAGCTCCTTCACTGCCTTCCGTACCACTCGGTGGTGTTCCGGTAGGGTCCGCAGGTGTTGTATCCCCTGCAGGAGCAGGATTGCCTTCTGTGGAGGGGGTGCCTCCTCCATCAGCTCCACCGTCCGGGGCCATCATGATCATCATCAGACGCCTGAGTAGTTCATTCATATCCGTTCATCTCCTTCTTCGTTGTCGTTTGTATCCTGCAATCCTCCGCAGTCCACGATTGCATCGGTATAGGCTGGGAGGTTGTTGAATGTCCTGGCGCCGAGCCGGCCCAGCATCCAGTTGGCATGGGCCATGAGCTTCGGGTCCATCACTGCAGGGTCGTCTGCAAAGAACCCGAGCTGGTTTAGGATGTCCATCAGTACAGCCCTGCCGTCAGTGGAGCTGAATGTATTCCTCCATGCCTGTCGTTCCTTGGTTGTCATCTTCTAGCACCTCCACTGGTTGTTGCCTCTGCCGGGCTTCCCTTTTCCGGTGCCTTGCTCGTAGCGCCATACGTCTGTGCACCAGCCTTGGCTGCCTCAATCTGCTGTTGGAACTGCATCTGCTGCATCTGCATCTGTGCTCTTGCATCACGGATTTGCTTGACCTCCTCTGCACTCTTGACCACGGTCTCGTTGACGTCGTAGCCGTCTGCTGCTATCTCGATGTACGCATCCATGTCCAGCTTGTCCAGGACACTGGGTGATATCTCTGCGATTGCAAGGATCTCCGAAAGGAACTGCTTGGTGGTGTTCAGCGACCTACCACGTTTCTGCAGCATGGCAAGCGGGCTCACGAAGTCGATCTTGAGCTGTCCATCCTCCATACCGTTCGGGGCAGGGGATAGGTTCTGGCTGGACATTTCCTGCTGGTAGACCGCCTCAAGCACCGGCTCGATGAATTCGTGACTCAGTCTTGAGACAAAACTGCTCATGATTGCGCTTTTCTCATCCACAAGAGCCTGTACCTCTGTAGCAGTTTTTTTCCTATCCTGCAGATTCATGAGTGCCAGGAAGAAATCTGTATGATAGCCGCTCTTGATGGATTCGCGTATCTCCATCTTGATTTCCTGCGTCCACGACATATCCCCTACGATCTGCACGGGCGCAAAGTCAGCTCCAGGGGTGAGCTCGGTCATGCCATGTGGGGTGAAGTTGACCTTCAGTCCCTCGGTCTTCTTGATCGGGGGACGTCCCTGCAACTGTGAGACGCGGAGTTGGTCATCAGACATGATCTGCAGCATCTTGATGTTCGGGATGTGTACGCTTCCCGGGTTGTCCACTCCCCACGGGGATCCGGCAGGACTGCTTGCCCATCGCCACGTGAAGAAAGGCTTCTCGTCGATGCGTTCTTCCTTGACCGGTGTCTGTGCGTCTGCTGCAGCCCAATAGATTGAAACCCATTTTCCTTCACCTGGGATATCTGTCTTGATTCGTGTGTCCCTGGCGATATATTGGAAAAACTCATAGACGGAGATGTCGTCGTCCTTGTTCTGGGTGATGGTCTTAGGGAGGTTATCTTCCCCGAATTTCTCTATGGCATCGTCCTTGTTCAGCCAGAAGGACCTGATCAGCGTTCCCACATTGCGGTGCCTATCCTCCTCGATCACGTACGAGCCAGGATGCAGATTGCGAAAGACAGGGATATCCTCCACGTCATCACGCTCAACTGTCATGACCGCAGTACCGAAATCTGCACAACACCTGATGAAAGCCCTACTCTCATCATAAAAATTGCTCTTGCCCAATTGCTGGTCGAGGATATGCTCGGTCTCCTGCAGCCATTCCTTGGCTATCGAGTTGTCCTTGAGAGCCTTGTCCTCGAAGCGCAGGCGGAACCAGGCAACGTTACGGCCGAAAGCATAACCCTGCAGACCGTCTGCCATGAGGTTGCTTGCCTCTGTTGCTGTGGTATCGTAGATGATCCTGTAGTCAGGCGCTTTCTCGCTGCCGGGCTTTCCCAGCTTGACGGATGAGTAGCTCGGTGCCAGGTATCTGATGATATCCGCCCACTGTGGTTCGAAAATTCCCCTGTAGCTTTCCAGCTGTTTTCTCAGGCGCTCGATGCGCTCCATCTGCTTGGCTGTTACTGTCATTTATCTGTATCCCCCTTCCAGGACGTCGTACGGATTCCACTCTGTGGTATTTTCTGTGTGTATGATTCGCTCTTTCTCTGTGACCCTGCGGTAGGTGATCCACCATGCGGCCATGAGGTAGGTAACAACGAAATCGTCGTGGATGTCGTCGGTCTCGTTATTGTAGCTCCTATGCCCTGATTTCTCATTGACAGGACCCTTGAACCTGGCTACCTGTAATTTGAAATCCTCGACATGTTGCAGGTTTGATGCAAAACGCATGCGCTTCTGCTGCATGATGATCATGCCTGCGTGTACCAGGTCTTCCTTGGGTACATGCATTTCCTTGAGGACCTGTGTACCCATGAAACGGCCGAACGATGCTGAGGAGCCACCAAACACCTTGCCGAAATCTGCATATACCGGTCGTGCCTCTGTGCCACCTGTGAAAACGATGGGGAAGGGCATGAGTCCGTTTTCCCTCATCATATCCACGATTGGCTCCCCAACTCCTGTGCCGTCTACGATCAGCTGGCAGTTCTTGATCAGGTCTAGGTGATTGAGCAGGTCTCTGATGATCCTCACTTGATCGGTGTATCTCACTGCCTGCATCTTTGTCTGGTAGATGAGGTCCAGGTAATTGATCACCATAGGATCACGTCCGCTCTCTTGAGGGAAGTGCCTAACGTCCGGTGAATCTCTGTAGATCTGGATGGTTGTATAGTCGCGCTTCTTGGCTATATCCACAGTACAGATATATTCCTTGTTGGTGGTGAGTAGGTCCCTTGGAATTGATGTTGCAGGGCTCATATGTTCACCGCCTTGAGATTGGTGATAACTGGTGGGATTGTCTCGATCCCTATGTCGTCAAAACCTCTGCATGTCTGGTTGAATACGGCCTCTATGTCGTCATAACTGAAGACCATGTCCTCTTGCTCGACGAATTCGCAGCAATACTCCTGCTGGTACTGCTGCATGCCCATTGATTCAAGGTTTGCCTGTTGCTCGTCCAGGTTGTGGTGCCTTGGGCTGAACCAAGCCATGACGCCCTTTGCCTTCATCTGGGCCTTGAAATCCGCTTCCTGCATGTATTGGATCAGGTTCCAGTTGTTTCTTGGGTCCACCTGCCAGGGAGAGCGTATCAGATAGCGCTCATAGCGCTTTGATGAGGATGAGTCGTAGAAAAACCCCTGCTTGCCGTTTGGGGTGGATATCTCGAAAACCTCGCAGTCTGGGTTGTCGGTGAGCATGGGCCTAACGCCCGATTTGTAGACCACATCGGGGATGCGGCTTGCCTCGTCCAGCACAATGGTCCTCGGCCTTGAGTAACCACGTGCTGATCGCTCGGTTGCTGGGATGACCAGGATACGGCTCTTGTTGTCCAATGCTATCTCGTCCTGGCTGTCTCGCTTGATCTCTGGGTATGATGGGTCTGCAGCAATGAACTCCTTGACTTTCAGGATATCCTCGATAGCCTGCGCCTCTGTGGGGGCAAGGATGATGGATAGGCTCTTGGGATAATATTTGGCCGTGTGGCAGGGGACCGATGAAACAATAGTACTCTTTCCACTCTGCCGAGCTCCCAGGATATGCTTGCGCTTGTGCTGGCTCTTGAGGACCTGTTTCTGCCACTCGAAGGGCTCCCACCCGAGGGCAGCGATGTAATGGCTCCTGGAGAGCCCGTAAAGCACCTGCTGTGCGACGAAGCGCTTGGACTCATCACGCGTCATGGCTGATTCCCTCCACAATGCGCTTGACCACTTCGGGATCATCCACCTCGCGTTGGATCACCTGCACGATGGTACTTGCAAGCACTGTGTTGACGCTCACATTCACATCGACAGTGGTTACTTC